TAAAAAGAATAGAATCGTATACCAGCTAAACATGTTCTTGTCTAGTTGGTTTAATCGCGTTATAGTGGATCGTAACGATATACGGATATACTTTGGTGGGGCTGGTAGTGGGAAGAGCGTTTCTACTGCAAGGTCAATCATAATAGATATGATGTACGGGCAAAGAAACTTTTTGGTAGTCAGGAAAGTATTTGGTACAATAAGAGAGAGCTTTTATACAGAATTAGAGTGTGCTATTGAGGATCTAGGTTTAGGTTCTTTTTTTACGTGTAATGTTAGCCCAATGATGATAACACACACTACTGGTAAGAAGATTATGTTTAGGGGTCTTGATAAGGCTGTAAAGATAAAATCTATCAGATCTAGAAAAGGTGCTATAACGGATATCGTAGTAGAAGAAGCAACTGAGATGTCAGAAGATGACTACGATATGCTTGATACTAGATTGCGTGGACTTGCTACTGTCAAAAAGAGGATAACACTACTGTTTAATCCTATCTACAAAGAGCACTGGCTATATGAGAGATTCTTTGAGCGCAGATTTTCCGATATTGACAAAGAGGTACATTACACAATACCTATAGAATATGTTGAGATTAAAGATGGCGTGCCAACTAAGGTAAAAGTTGATAAAGATGTTCACATACACAAAAGCACTCATCAAGATAATGAGTTTTTAATGCCTGAAGATCATGCAAGGTATGAAGCATTTAAAACTGTGAACCCTTACTATTATGATGTTTACTGTTGCGGTAATTGGGGCGTACTCGGAGATCTGATCTTTGATAATGTCGTTGTGAGAGATTTAAGCACTGCAATTAACCAGTTTGGCATAATAAAATATGGGTTAGATTGGGGCACCTCCCCAGATCCCGTTGCCTTTGTAGCTACTGCCATAAAGGGGAAATGTATATATATATTTAAGGAATGGGGCGGGCTGCTCAAATCAAATAAGCAAATCGTAGATGCAGTTAAGCCTATCGTTGGAGACAGAGATTTTTATTGTGATAGTAATGATAAGAGAGCCATAATGGAAGTAAACCTGTTAGGGCTAAAGGCTCACAGGGTGGCAAAATGGCAAGACAATAACATCACTGCAATACAATACTTGAATAATTACACAATGGTTGTAGATTATAGGTGTAAAGAGTTCCTGAGCGAAGTGAGAACCTACGCTTGGAAAAAAGATGCAGATGGCAAAGCGATGAATGAACCTGAAAAAAAGAGGGATCATTATCTCCATGCACTATTTTATGCTTTAAATGATGAAATCGGGCAAACCAAGCCCGGGAGAATAGGAGTTTAGATGAATGAGATATTAGGTGATCCAATAACAGATGATAATCTACCTAGTGCAGGTGGTAGTGTAGATGTGAGTAATATAAATAATCCTGCTGGAACTTTACAGCCAGTAAATACTGAGGCATGGAAAAGTATATATGTGGCATATCAATCACAGAATGTTAATGTATTCTTAGATGATTGCTATACGGGAGACGGTGGGTTTAGGGGCAATGTAGATGATGATGGTGCATATTCTTATGTGTTACCAAAAGCTACAGAGAACTTTTACAAGACAAGAGTTAAGAACGCTGAATATAAGAATCTATTTGCTCCATATATTCATGCAAAGAGTGACCCAATATTTGCAGGCGGGGTATTAGATATCGTTCTGTCAGGTAAAGATTATCTAGATGATGATGTTTACCTAGACTTCTCTTACGATGCTACAGGTACTGGTAAAAGCCTAAATGAGATAAGGCAGGAGTTAGCGATACTATCAGACATTCACAATGTAGCTTTTGAGGTGATGGATAGGGTAGACGATGGCTTAGGTGGTAAAAAGACGATCTCTTATACTAAGAGTGCAAAAGATGTAGACGCATATACTTTTGATCCTAGAAATAAGAAGCTAACTACCATTACATTTTGGGAAACTAACGAGATCACTCCTGAAGGGAAAATGTATTTCATTAAGTACCTATGGGAAGCTGGGACGCTAAAAGTGTTAAGGTCTAAGCCTACTCAATATGGAACACTAAGAGGTGATGCAGAGTTTGATGGCACTGTTCATGAGGAGTTTAGCACTGGTATTGATATGTTAAATGTTAACCCTGTATTTTCTACTACTGGCGAGATGGGTGATTATAAGCCTAATATGCCTAAATCCTATTCTGTAGCGAGATTATGTGCAGAGTTTTATAACCTAGCAAGCCTGCTAAACTATTTGATACTAAAACAAGGGCACGGGCTATTAGTGTTTCAGGGTGAAATGAGGGGCTTGAGAGATATGCTTTCAAATGTGGTAGAGATACCTGCAAATGAAACAGGTGGCAGATCTTATCAAATGCCTGAGATATTAACAATAGACCCTGACATTGTAAGAGTTCAGATAGAGAACTTAATAGAGCTTCACAAGTGGATAGTTACCTCTATGGGTAATAACGGTGTTACTGTTACTCAAGGTGCAGAGAGTGGTGTTTCTAAGGCGTATGATTATGTAGGTACTGCTAACGAAGCGCAAAGAGCTGTTAAGACTCAGAAGAGAGCTGACAAATGGAGATATAATATGTTCAATCTGTTTGAGGGTAGAGTTAATCCACCTGAATATATAACAGAGTATCCAAAAGATTTCTTCCCTAAAGCCGATATTGATGTAACTGAGTATATGGATCATGTAGCAACTCTTGCAGAGATGGGTTTGAAAGAGAATACATCTGCTGTATTAAAAGTGGCCATTCAGAAGATCCTAACAGATAAGCCATCTAGTGAGCTTGGTGAATTGATGGAAGAGATAGATGCTTATACTGAGAAACTACTAGCAAATATGGATGACTCAGAAAACGGTGTAATAGTAGATGCCGAACCTAAATAAGATAGACTCTATAGGTGACAAAGCAGCAGAGGGCATAGCGGAAACTATGCTCTCTGTAGTTGACCAAACAATGATCGCTTATAGTGAGGGTGAAAGAGCAACGATTAGGGCTTATTATCTTACAGAGACAACAGGTATTACTCAAGCGGCACTCCTAGAGGGGAGCTCTCTTGGTTTAGGCTCTCAGTATGTAATGCCTGTTGTGCAAGATGTTACTGATTACTATATGTTCTCTAAGTACAAGACGGGAAATCTATCTGATAGGCTTAATGATAATGCTAAAGTGGCTCAGAATGTAGTAGATAAAACTGTTAAGCAACATATCAAGGCTAAGACTAACTGGAAGAAGTTAGGTAATGACCTGACTAAAAAGAAGATTAGTTCAAAGTCTGATATTCCTAAATATCTGCAAGATTTAGTCGATGCATCTAAAGCAATTAATCCTGATAGTAAAGAGATAGCAAAACTAGCAGAAGTAGCAAGAAAAAGGATTGAGAAACTAATATCTGATGGCAAAGGTGGCACTGCTAATCTTAAAAATGCCTATAAGAATGTAGTCAAAGCCGTTGAAAAAGGTGATGTTGTAGCACTAGAGAAGAAGTTAACACTTGCACTAGATAAGAAAGCTAGATATCAAGCTGATAGACTTGCTAGAAATGAGATAAGCAGGGCTTACTTTGACGGGTTCAATAGAGAGATGGCAGATGATGAAGATGTATCAGGCTGGAAGAGCTTGTTGTCTCCCTCACATCCTAGGACTGATATCTGTGATTACTATGCTGAAGCTGACCAGTTTGGGTTAGGTGGTGGTGTTTACCCTAAGAACTACGGGAACCCAATACCTCACCATGTTGGTTGTATATGCATGGCAGAGCTAGTATATGTTGATCCGTTCAACAAGAAAAAGGGTAAGTTTAGCGAAAAGGGCGGTCAAGAGTACATTGACAATCTGAGCGACAAGGATAAAAGAGCTATGTTTAATGTGAAAGATAGAGAGAACCCTACTGCTAATAACCTCAGAGGGTTCAACAGTCCTATCAATCTACACGCATTGCCTAAAGATTTAGTCGAGAGGGTTTAGTTAATTGACAGGTCTTTTATGATGTCATTGCAGAACCGCAAAAGATCTTCTTTATATGAGAATTGACCTGTTAGATTATTCATATCCTGTTCAAGTTGTTCTGATGAATAGGCTAACAGATCTAAAAGACTAAGTACTGCATTAGCGTCTAGCTCTAATGTCGTTGTTGTTATTACTTTTTTCTCACTAACTATAACATTTCCCAAGCCCATAACTTCTCCCTTATGTATTGTAGTTGGTTCTACGATACCACCATTTACTTTCCTCTTCATATTAACCCATCTTAACAACTTCGTTCCAACTAATCTCATTATCTTAGATACTCCAGTATGTGTTGAGCAAAAACATACTGCTTTGAGTCTTTGTTTCTATCTTCGTCATTTGAATATCTGGCTAGTATGTGCTCTAAATACTTGCACCCGTATTCATCTAGAATCATCTCTAGTTTTCTCTCTTTTTCACAACTCAGTTTATGAAACCTGTTTGACATACCCATTTTTAGCTCCTTTATTTAGACATCTTACTATGCTTCGCTATTTCTTCCCAACTCATATCTTTCTTCTGCACCAGTGGACATTCAAACCTGTCGTTTGCATACAACTTCACAAGAGTAACAAAAAACACGCTCATAGATTCAAACCTTTTAGATGCTTCATAGATCATAATCTCATCAGTAGGTGTAACTCT